CCGTCATAGGATCTAACACAGTGTACTGATTAGCAAAAGTAGCATCTAACTGCTTCTGAGCCTCGCCTTGAATTATATCAATTTGTTCAATACCAGAATCTCTAGCAGCATTAGTAGCATTAGTGATTTCATCTAATCTGCGTTGGATAACATCCAACGCTTCAGTTTGACTGTCAACAAAATTGCCAACAGCAGTCATTTCTGGTTTTGTTTCTGTAGGCCCACCAAAATCAGTTGGACCTGTTGGACCTGTTGGACCTGTTGGACCAGTAGGACCAGTAGGACTAGTAGTTATTGTAGGCGCAGTGTATTGTTGTTGAAATTCAGGTGAATCCATCCAAGGTAATGTCGCTGAACCAGTATCAGCCAACCTTTGTTGAGCCGCTGAAATCTCAGAACCAAAATCTTGCATAACATCAGACTCAGGACCTTGACCGGCAAGGTAATTAAACCAATCTTCCGTACCAACAACATTCAAAAAATCATCCAACTGTTGTTGAGTGCCACCACCCTCTAAAAAATCTGTAGCAGCCTGTTCCCTCATCGCTATACGAGGATCAGCAACCATCTCACCAGCATCAAACGCTGCTTGAGTCATCTCCTCAGGAACCGTAGTAGTCGTTTTTGGTACAGTATTAAACACATTAACAGGATCTATTAAATCGACACCAAACCTGTTTTGATCAATCATTTGATCCATCCACTGATCATTAGTCAAAGCAGCAGGTGGAGGAGGTGCAGCAGGAGAGGGAACTGGATCGCCCCACTCCGTTCCAGCAAGAGCCGCTTCTATAGCAGCCTCATCCGGCTCAAAAGGACTAGCAGGAGGAGCCCAAGGGGTTCCAGCCACCGCCGCTGCTAAAGCAGCCTTATCAATCTCAAAAGGACTAGTAGCAGGAGGACGAGTCACAGACCTTTTAGGTTTTCCCATCTGTTCAGCAAGTCTTAAAGCAGCCTCTACATCAAAACCCTGACCAAATCCACCCATTAGTAACTAGCCTCCCTAATCTGAGTAGCACGCTCCGCACGATCCGCAGCCGCATCAAAATCACGACCATACGCACTACCAAAATATTCGTTATACGCACCAACATTCTCAGCCGTCAAATTAAACAACGCATCCTGCAACGCCATATCAGTATCACCCAACGTCGTATACAAATTCTCAAAATAATTAGTCAAACCACGATTACGCAAACCAGAATCCTGCAAACCCCTCCGAGCGTAACCAGTGTTCAACTTATGCAAAGCATCAGGAACACCCCTGTTGATATCATACCTCTGACGATCAGCCGCACCCGTAGCCCTCTTCTTCTGATACGTTGTACCAGCCAAAGCAGTAGCCAAACGAGTAGCAGGAGAAGTCCCCAACGGGTCCCTCACATTATAATCAGCCAAAGGATTGTACGCCATTATTAGTTAAAAACCTGACCCGCAATGACAAGAGTGGCAGTGTCTACAACAACATTGAGAACAACAGCCCCCTCCGACCCACCGCCGCTGAGAGCAGTACCAGCAGTTACATCCGAAATGTCGCCCGTACTGGTCTGTGTTATACGTTGGTTTATTCTCTGTACGCTCATTGCAACACTCCTTATCCAAAGTAGGTGATCTGAATATCAGAATCTGAAGACCCAGCCCTGATGAACTTCACATCATCTATATCATTTTCATACAAATCCATAACGCTGTATGGATTTAAATAGTGGCCTACAGAAGCAGTTGGGGTTCCCCACCTGACTCTAATCGGTTCAGCACCATTAGTTATCATTGCCGCCACAGCACCAGTAGCCCGTGTGCAAGCAACAGCAGTACTAGAAACTGTTAACTGTTGATCACCTATAGACTCCCCATACTGAGAAGCGTTATATCTTATTCCTGACATTTAATCTCTCTTCCCAAAAATGTTTAAACGATTCGCATCTATTAAACTGTCCATTTCTTGTATCTTCTGTTGTATCTTTCTTAACTCAAACTCAAGTGATCTAGCGTTATCGCCTACCATTTTTCGTGTTGGTCGATAAGTTAAAGTCATTACTCTGCTGCTACCTTCGCTGCTTCCTCCGCTGCTTTCGCTGCTGCCGTAGGAGGATCATCAGGGAAAACAACTTCGGACACCTTGGTGAAACCAGTAGGTAGGTCACGTAGTTCTTGACGGTATGCCGCCCATTCCTCAACAGTGTGCGACCCTAGGGTTGCGTCTGCTATTTGAGTCCAGTCAGTTTGACTCAACTTTGCGTTGCGTTCCATTCTGACCATACTGAAATCGAGATCCGCTGCTGCTCGTCTGTCTTCCAGTTCTTGTATTTCTTCAGCCGTGAGTTCGATGTATTCACCGTCTACGACCTTATATTTTGGTTCTGCCATTATACTGCTCCGTTTATTCCATATAGTGTAAAAGTACTGTGTGCCACAAAATTATTCCCTCCTGCGGAAAGAGTAAACTGGTCTATAGCCGCCGTGTTCATAAACACACCTGATGTCTGACCCGTAATCCACCGATTATCTGTATCGTCATTTCCCACCCATCCCCATTGAGCGAGTATTTGTGTGTTGTTGCTTGTGTTTGCATAATTAGGAATCCAAATTTCAATAGTGGCAAAATCGTCAGACGAAGCCTCAGCCGCATTAACATAAATATACTTTATAGAACTATAACTGGTAACATCGGCTGCTACTGGTGGATTAGCCCAGCCATATATTGAAGTGGTACCATAACTGGTTCCCGTTACGCCATTGAATGTCAACTCACACGCATCTACCCAAGAAACTTGGTCAGTTTTAGCGGATGCTACAAAATACAAATGGTCATACGTACTAGGTATAGAAGTTTTATCAAACGACGATGCTGTTCCAGATAACTCTGTGTGTTGTATCAAATTGAAAACTGCCATTACGAATCCTTTATCCCATAAAGAGTCATTTCTGTACCTGACACAAAATTACCACCACCTGGCATCAGTTTAATGTTGGTCACCGCAACCGTAGAATCCCATGTGCCGTTTTGTAATGCTATTTTTGAATCGTTCCTGCCGAACCCTCCACCAACCATCTGCATACTGGTGTTTTTGTTAGTGTTAGCGTAATCAGCGATAAAAATAGTCATGTAACCAAAAAATTCGTACATTAAAGCATTTGAACCGTACATCACGTCATATTGTCTTAAATAAGTTTGACTAACTGCTGCGCCTGAAAGTTCTGAAGTTGCGCTTTGACCTGTCATGTAACAAATACTGTAATTACTTCCAGTGTCTACACTGCTGTTACCTATTTGTACATCAACTGCAAGAGCATCAGAAGTATGGTCGCCTTTCATGTTGCAAGCAAGTTGCAAATGATTGTAAGTAGCAGGAATACTCGTAAACTCAAAAGATGTGGCACCACCAGAGTGATTTTTGTTATATCTAATAGTCGAAATTGCTTCAATAAGAGCCATCAGCCAACCACCAACTTAGGTAGAACACCGAAAATGTCGAAACGTGAACCTGATTGCCAACCAGTAGTAGTCTTAAAAGTTATCGAAGTGATAGCCTTCTGCATGTCACCTGCACCGTAGTAAACGTCTGCACTGTCAACATTGCCGTAAATCATAGTTGTCATCGTGGTACCAGCACTTGTGTCGTTGTCACAATGTGCGCTTTGAGTAGCCACAGTTTTACAATAACCAGCATTTATACTATGTATTCTCATAAAAGTTGTACCAAATGTATTAGCCAAACCAGTAGATCCCGGGCAAGTTATAAGATAAGAGTTTTGTTGTTCAAAAGCCAGAGTTGCACTACCATCATCTCTGAGTGCTTGTCGCCTGTAATGAGCCGCAGTAGTGTCCCCATTGAAAAATACTTGTGGATATGTCTGTGCAGAGCCACTAGCCTCACTTCTTAGAGACATAACCAAAACAAGATCCTGATACTGTGACCAGTTGTTACAACCAGTCGTAGAACTAAGAGTAATGTCTGTAGTCCCTGTTCCTGTTTCTACATGAGTAGCACACGCCACCCATGCTTCACCCTCAGTGAGAGTGTGGTCAACAATATATGCTGGGTTAGCCGTGTTGTATGTTGTTCCCATCAGGCAACCTCATATCTGATTGCTACGAGTCCCGCAGAGCCGCCACCCCAAACCTCTGAAAAACCTGCTCCACCGCCACCTGAACCAGTGTTAATAGCGCCACTGTAAGCATAATTTTGAACCGAACTAGTGTAAGTCATTCCTCGACCACCAACACCGCTAGTGCTACCCGAACCAGCGGGACCTCCTGAGTAGCCTGCGCCTGAACCGCCAGCAGCCATCGGAGAAGAAGTATAACCATCTTGTGTTATGGCAGCATAAGTTGTATTTCCACCAGCACCAGAAGTTGAACCTGTTACCCCGCCTCCTACCGCAGAACTACCGCCACCACCACCGCCAAGGGCGCTAGTTGAACCTGCGCCTGCGTCACCACCTGCATAACCTCCAGCGCCACCTGTTCCACCAGAGGAACTAGAGTGCATACCACCACCGCCGCCACCAGATTGGTCGCTCGAACCTGTAGTACCAGCACCGCCGTTAGCGTTAGCGCCTGATGATGAAGAACCACCACCAGCAGCACCCCCATTAGCAGTGATACTAAATGCGGATGAATTACCGCCTACATTACCTAAACCGTCATTAGTGGACGAGATACCAGTCTTACCTCCAACACCAACAGTTATAGTGTAATTAGTTGCCGCAGTAATAGCCACTGTGCCAGTTTCAATAGCAGCAGCACCACCGCCACCGCCAACAGCGCTTGTAGTCGGACCGCCGCCGCCTCCACCGCCGCCAACAATTAAATAAGTAACGTCGCCTCCACCAGTAATCACTTCAAACGTTCCGCTACCTTGAAAATAGTGAACACGATACGTTGTGCCACTGTCAGTGTATTGTGAAACAATCCCACCAAAAGCAGTAATCGGACCACCGCCACCAGCCAAACCGCCGTTCATCCACGCAGAAACAGCCGTAGACGGATTAGCCTTCGGCAAATCCTTACGACCCTTCCACGTAGAAACCGCAGTACTAGGGTTAGTCCTATCTTGTCGAAACACTATAAGACCTCTTAAGCAGTTATTCTATTTACAAAACCATTAATGTTAATAACATTACCTGTAGCAGCAAATGCTTTAACATACAAACTGTCCATTAGCAAAAAGCCGGGAACTATAAGAGTCATACCTGAATCAGCGGCAAGTTCCAACTCAATCAAGTCATCCTGATCTGTTGTGTTGCCGTATTCAATAGTCAACACAACCGCTGATGCGGAAGTATTGCAAGCATAAACCCATATCTCGTCCATGTTTGTGGTGCCTGCACCAGCCTGATGAACCGTAACAGAAGCACCTGTGCCAGTACCTGTTACTGATATGTTCCTGCCATCATCACTGCCTGACAGTTTTACTTTTGAATATGTCGCCATATTACCTTTCCTTTATTTAACTGAAAATTTGATTATTCAGAAGTAGTTGATCGTTGTTAGTAGTTACAGAAATAGCAGGAGTAGCGCCCCCTGTAGAAACAATAGGAGCCGTACCTGTAACAGCAGTCACTGTTCCAGCAGTAGCAGCAGCCCATTTCAAACCAGTTGCTTCAGAAGAATCCGCAACTAAAACATAAGTGTTAGTTCCAACCGCTAAACGTGCAACAGCATCAGAACCAGTAGCAACAATAAGGTCACCCTTAGCGTCAACAATATCTTTCTGTAAAACACCCGGAGTTGTATTAACAAAACTTTCTATATCAGTAAAATTGGTGTTCATTTCGCTGGCAACTATTGTTGTTCCAGCGGAAAAATCATTTGTAACTGCTAATGTCGCCATTTATCGCAATCTCCTCGGCGTGTATGTGAAAGCCAACGCATTTACTTCCCAATGATTATTTGTGGAAGGTCCGTTTACCTTCATACTAATACTCTGTGCTGTCCCAAGTGTGGGCAAATTAACAACATCTGCTGTTAAATTACGGGCAATAGCATCCCATTTCGCTAAATATGAAGAATCAGGGTCAGCATCATCCCATTTAGCGGTACCCCACAAAGAATCAGACGTTTTACCAGTAATAGACAAATCAAAACTATTAGTTTGAGATGACTTATCGTAATCTTTGTAAATTTGTACAGGTAAAGTAAGCGTAGTTTCTGCTGATAACACCACTCTTGGGCGACCCCAACGCTTTTTAACAATAGGATCACGCCCAACTACCCACCTAGTAGTGAAATAAGACGTTATATGCGAAACCGCAGTAGACCCGTAACGGTCAGTTGTACGATTCTGTGCATCTTCCACATCGATCACAACACCAGTATTCGCTACGCATCCTGCGTAAACTGTAGGCGAAGAATTAGGTGGACGATACGCATACAGGGGACCAGCATCAATGTCGCTCATAGTCCAAGAACCACCTTCACCCATAGTCGGGTCATACATGAAAGTTCTTCGAGTAGTAGCGCCATCTTCAGTCCAGTCAACTGAAACATACAATTTGTTGTTACCCCACGCTAACTGCGGGGGGTTAGTAGTCAGGTTATCTATACGCCCATCTTCAATAGCGGGCTGCAATTTGGAAAACAACCATATGAATTGTTGCCCATCGTAAACGTAAACTCCTTGATCTGCGTGCCAAAAGAAAGTTCCAAACGTTGAAGAAACAGGGGAAGATTCTGGTATTGAACCAACATTATTAGTTGCTGTTGTTACTTGAAAAGAATCAGAATCGAAACCGTAAACAGCGTAAACACTATTGGATTTGAAAACTAGAAGCCTGTCTCCTGCTGGTACAAGCCCTGTAATATAGTCACCATGCTCCCCTTTATCAATATCCACATAATCTGCCGCAGACCACTTTTCGGGATTGTTCGCATTGGACCATCTGAGTCGGTACTTGTAGCCGGTACTCGACTCATACGTATACCCCGCCCACGCAAAATTATTCCAAAACGCTACGTATTGCGCTTGAGGGAAATTACCAGCAGAGCCATCAAGAGTCGTTCCTAAATCTGCGCCTGAAGAACCATCCCATTTGAAAGACGGTTTATCGTAAGAAACACCGTAAGCGATGTTGTTCATGG